TGCCTTGGCTCGCAAACATAGCGATCAAGCAACGGTTAGCGGCCAAATTATCCCTTGGCAGACTTCGCTGTCCTTTGACCCGTCTGTTGACAGTGATTCCACTGTTACCAAGGACGGCAATGTAGCAACAAGAAGCTCGGCAAGTACCGATCTTGAAGTCGAGTTCCTGAACAACACAGCCGCAATTGCAGACGTAATGTACGACTCGTTGTTTGACGGTGAATTGCTCGACTTTTGGATTCTCTACCGCAAACGCAAGAACGCTGAAGGTAAGTATCTTGCATGGTATATGCAGGTAACGGTGCAAGAAGATAGCAGCGACAATGATCCTGATGATCACTCTACTCGCGATGTCACATTCTCAGTTAATGGCACGCCTAAACGCGGATGGACAACGCTAGACAACGCAACTCAGGAACAGGTTGATTACGTATTCCTTGGGGTTGGCAAGGTCACTGATACTGATGCTACCGGTGGTGGCACAGTTTGGGATAAGACCGCTGATCCGGGTACTAATGCTGCTGACACTGCACCAGCGGGCGGAACTGGTACTGGAGCATAACAGCATAAGAGGCTTGTCATCAGTCGCCTAAGAAAGTCACAGTACGGGTGAAACCCGGGCGGCTTTAAAAGAAAGGACTTTAAATCATGCAATTAACCATTAACGGTAAAGAATATGAGCTTAACTTTGGTGTCCGCTTTGTTCGCGAAATGGATAAGAATCTGGGTGCCGTTATGCATGGCATTAATTTTGGCATGGGTGTTGCAAAGGCTCTAGCTGGTCTAAGCGCATACGATGCTGCTGTTTTAGCAGACACCATTTATTCAGCCACCGTGGCATCTAAGAAACGTCCGTCAGCCAGTGAAGTCGATGACTTTATTGACAGCAATTCAGACTTAGATTCGCTATTTAAGCAAGTTTCAGACGAAATGAACAGTGCTAACGCAGTAAAAGCAGTAGCAAAAAACATGAAGGCCTAGATGAGGACGAAAGCGTTCAAAAGAGTAGTGAAGAAACGTATCACGAAATTTTGTTAAACGCATTTGCCTATCTAGGCTTTTCTAATATTCGAGACATTGAACGTATGACACTTGTTGAGTATGAGCTGCGTATGGAAGCCTATCAGCTGAAGCAAGTCGACAGACAGAACGAAATTGCACAGCAAGCATGGATGAACCAGCAAGTGCAGGCAACCACCGGTAGCAAGAATCCTAAGCCTAAGTTCAAGACATTTGATGATTTCTTTGATAAGAAAGCGGCTATTGATAGCGTGCGATCAAATTATGAGCCCAATTATGAAGTATCACAGATGAGCAAAACCGAGCTCAAACAAAAGAGAGCACAAGTGTTCGCAAAACGGATGGCCGAATTTCAGCGGTTGAAGCGCGAAGGCAAAATCATTCCGTTATCTGAAAGAAAGGAGGGAGCACATGGCTGACAGTTTTAGCGTTGAAGCAATTTTATCTGCCGTTGACCGAAATTTTTCGGGTACTTTCAAGAACATCGCGAATTCTGCGTCAAAGGTCGGTGATAGCTTTGAAAAGTCAACAAAACCAGCGGGTAATTTTGTATCAACCGTGAGCAAAATTGCTGGAGCCATAGGCCTTACCAAAGTGGTAGGGGCTATTGGCGATGGTGTGAGAAGTATGGTAGGAGAACTAGACGAATCAAGCAAAGCTTGGCAGACGTTTGAGGGGAACATGAAGTTTCTGGGTAAGACGCCTGCACAGATTTCGTCAATTGAAAAGTCACTGCAATCATATGCTCAGGAGACTATTTATAGCTCGTCTGATATGGCCTCTGCCTATGCGCAGTTTGCATCAGTAGGTGTAAAAGGAGTAGGTAGTCTTGTCAAAGGAATGGGTGGCTTAGCTGCTGCCACTGATGATCCAAAGCAAGCCATGAAGACGTTGATGGAACAAGGTACACAAATGGCCGCTAAGCCTATGGTTCAATGGGCTGACTTCCGTCTGATGCTAGAACAGACGCCTGCTGGTATGGCAGCCGTTGCTAAAGCGATGGGCATGAGTACCAAACAGCTGGTCACCGAAGTCCAAAACGGCAAAATAAGCACGCAGCAGTTCTTCGATGGTATTGAGAAAGCCGGGAACAGCAAGGCATTCCAGAAGATGGCCACGAGTTACAAGACAGTAGGCGAGGCAATGGACGGCCTTCAGGAAACACTGGCAAACAAGCTCCAGCCCGCTTGGCAGGCCATGTCTAAAATCGCAATTGGAGCCATTAGCGGCATTATTGATAAGATCGGAGGCATTAACTTCGATTCAGTTCTTGCTTCAATTGGCCGCTTCTTTTCACCGTTTTCGACCCTGATCCTGAACATCAGGACTCAGCTTAGCAACCTAGGCAAGGGCGAATCAATGAGTGGACTCAGTTCGATCCTTCAAGGGATCGGATCCGTTCTTCATACCATCTGGGACCTGGTCGGCAGCTTAGCTAATGTTGCATTTGTCAATCTGATTGGCATTGCTCAAAAAGTGGGTGATGCGTTTAATTCGGTGTTCGGTGGTGGGCAGCTTTCGGTAGTTTTCGATGGTATCAAGCAAGCCGTCACTGACTTTGGCTATGCAGCCATGGGAGCCATCACAACTGTTAGTGATATTATTGCTAACTTACCGTGGAAAGCAATTTTTGAAGGTGTTAAGGCGGCTTTAACTGGTGTTGTTAACGTGCTGAAGCCAATTGCGGCACTCGTCAAGGCGGCATTTGCAAATGACATTGTTAAGTCGTTTGCGGTAGCGATCCTAGGAGCAGTGGGAGCCTTTAAGGTTATTAGTTTGGCCGTTGGAGGATTGTCCAGTGTCATCGGAATCTTTTCGAGGATGATCGGCCCAATTCGTGGTGTTATCGCTGTTGTTACTAATTTTGGAACAATTGCGAAAACTGCTGGCGGTATTTGGAAGGCTTTCGGATTAATATTGGGAATGAATCCATGGGTGCTCTTGATTGCTGGAATTGCAGCAGTGGTTTCTGGTTTGGTGTACTTCTTTACCCAAACCCAGACTGGCCAAAAACTATGGTCGGGATTTGTTTCATGGTTACAAGGAGCTTGGCAAGGACTTGTAGGAGTTGCGCAAGCTGTTTGGAATGCTATATCGAGTGCGTTTACATCTGCAATTAGCGGAATTCAGACAGCTTGGAGCGGCATTACAGGTTTCTTCAGCAATCTATGGACTGGGATTACGACCACGGCATCAGCTGCTTGGACAGCATTCACAACCACTCTCTCAGCTATCTGGCAAGGTGCTGTTACTGCAGCAACGGCAGTTTGGAACACGCTATCCACATTCTTCACGACTCTATGGAATGGAATAGTTGCAGTAGCCACTGCTTTATGGTCAACCTTTGGCGGTTCCCTGACGACAATTTGGAATGGGATTGTCCAAGTTGCTACCGGTGTTTGGAACATGCTTAAAGCAGTTATTATGGGTCCCATTCTTATTGTCATTGATTTGCTTACTGGAAATTGGACACAGCTAGGCGCTGATCTCCAGCTGATCTGGAATAGCATTGTTTCTGCTGCTGGACAGATCTGGAATGGCCTTGTTACGTATTTCTCCGGTATTTGGAGCCTTATTCAAACTTATGCAATGACTGTTTGGAATACTTTGGTTTCAACTTTAGAGGGGCTTTGGAATGGCGCAGTATCTGCCGCTTCCGCTATTTGGAGTGCGCTTTCGTCATTTTTCAGCGGATTGTGGAGTGGTATTGTGTCTACCACCGAAGGCGTATGGAACAGTGTTGTTTCATTCTTATCAGGACTATGGAGCGGAACAGTCAGCACAGCCGAGGGAATTTGGAACGCACTTCCCGGGTTCTTTTCCGGATTGTGGAATAGCATTACATCATTCTTTTCATCAGCTTGGAGCAACATACAGTCTATTGTGATTGGAGCTGCTACTAGTATTTTTAATGGTGCTAAGGCTGTATGGTCTGGTTTTACTGGCATGGTAAGTGGAATAGTTAATGGCATCAAAGGAGCATTCAATGCACTTCGTAATTTTAGCCTGGCTGACGCTGGCCGCGCTATCATGGATAGCTTTTTCAATGGCCTCAAAGCGGCTTGGGGGAAGATAACCGATTTTGTTGGCGGAATTGCTTCTTGGATTCGCAAGCATAAAGGCCCAATCAGATACGATGCAAAGCTGCTCATACCTGCTGGTAACGCCATCATGAACGGCTTAAATGCAGGGCTTACTGACAAGTTCTCAGACGTCCAAAGTAATGTTTCTAGCATGGCACAAGCTATTGCTGATAGCGCTGCTGTTACGATGCCGGCAGTGAATACTTCTCCATTTGATGCATCATTGCAGTCGCTTAATAACAGTGTACAGGGCGCAACCTTGTCTTCAAATCTTGATGTCAACTACACTCGCAAGCAAACGATTGAGGTTCCTCTGTACATTGACGGCCGAGAGGTTGCTCGTGCAACCGCAAACCCAATGCAAACAGAGCTTAATCGTTTGACAAAGGTAAGCAATTATCGAAAGGGGTTAGTCTAATTGTACGATTTCAGAGAAACGACACCCTTCACGGGTGCAGATGATAATCAGCTTCCAGCAGAAGCGATGCTAATCGATGGACAATACATTGAGAATCTTGTGCCCGGATATAGGACGCTGCAAGTTGGTGGACGAGAGCTTCTTAAGCAATCTGCT